CGCAGACCTTGGCGCAGCTTTTTCCTCGGGATTCGAGGTCACACGATAGGTAATCCCCGTTTCCGTATCGCGGAAATAATCGTTGTACTCGATGGGAACGCGCTGATTGACCAGTGCGGAATATACCGAGGTAACACCGTCCTTTTCCGCTTTTCGCGCCTCCATCGATGTGTCAAGAGACTGGTAATTGAGGAACTCCGCTCCCTCTTCCCACGCGGTGATGTAGCCGCCCGCTCCGTCAGGCGTGCGCTTTTTCTCCATCAAAATGCACTTGTGGGAAAAATCGTCCAGTAAACTCACGGTTCCACCCCCTTGAGCTTGCGCCAGTCATTTAACCGGCCTTTAAAAGCGCCCTGCCAGCCCGTCCCGGCGCTCGTGTCGGCATTTCCGCCGCTTGCCTTTGTGTAACTGTACCCGCCGAAGCTTTCGCTCGTGTACGGGCTTAAAACGGCTTCACCGTTCTTTTCTTCCCACGCGGCGATATCTTCGGCAAGCAAAACCACAGCCTTCGGAACAGCCAACACCCACACCGTTCCGGTAAAGGTTTCATCCGTAAGGTCAGCCGCCGGATATTGATGCAGACCGTCATTAAACACAGAGCCGCAGATGCGGAAATATTGATTGTTCTCCACGGCGAACGTTCCCTCGTGGATCTCCACAAGGAACCAGTTGTTCAAGTGCCGTAAGACCTGTTCAAGCATCACGCCGCCCCCTTATTTAACCCGCAGCAGCCGCAGCAACGGTAGCCACGGCAATGCCGTCCAGATACTCTGCCCACAGTTTCATACCCATGATGGCGTACATATCGCCGGTGGCGCGGCTGTAATCGCCGTCCACATGAACGCCGATCAGATTCGTCTCGCCCTTCACGGTGTAGTTCAGGCCCAGCTTAGCAAAGTCGCTGTCACTGGGATCCACATAGTACAGGTCGATGTTTTCAACCGGCAGTGCGATCACCGTCTTGGCCTTGATGTACTTATCGGGCAGCAGGAACAGGGTGCGGTAGCCCATGAAGTTCTCCACATAGTTCAGGCCGAACATGGTCTGCACGGTGATTTCCTTATCGCCCAAGTAATCGTAAGCGTCGATAATGTTGGCGAAGCCTACCACCTCGGTCACGTCCTTATCAAGACCCGCGAACTTTTCCAGAACCTTGCCCTTGGCCATAGCCAGCGCACGCTGCCAGGTCTTCTCGGTCAGCTTCAGCGTGCCGGTACCGAGGAAGGTGTAGAAGTCGGTCAGAACCTTGTTCTGCAAGGCCACGAGGAACGCTTCGTCGGT